CCTGATGAGTCAATGTACTTATTGTAGATTGTGCAGGTATCGTTAAACATCATACCCACCTGCTCAAAAGACCGGTCCTGACCAAATATAATTTAGCGGCGTCATACAATTTCTTATCGTCTGATGCGTTCGTTTTAGCATAGGTTTTTGTCCAGCTGCCAACCGATTCACTTTGCACTTCGCCGCCTTTTTCATTTTTCTGCCAAGCTTCAGCCACAGAGCAAGCAGACATTTTAACCGCATCATCCAATTCATACGATGATGCGGCACCACCAGTGATATTATCGATGTAGGTGCTTGCCCTGGTTATTAGCCTGTCAAAATCATCAGAAGAAATGGCACTGCCTTTATAATTACTTACATAGAATACATAATCAGCATATGCCATAACTGCCCCCTTTTATCCCAAAACTCTTACTGCAAGCTCCTGATACATTGTCTTATAGCCATACAGCACATCCATAGAGAGCATCTCTTTCTTGTACTTCATGTCATAGCCTCTGACAACTCTCAGAGTAACCCCATTGTACGAAGTGACATAAGATTCAACGCCTGCTGGTGCTATCAAAGGTCGTGTCACAAAAGCAAATGCATTAGGATTAAATGCAAGGTTTGCTGTATGGTTTGCAATCTTCGTAACAACAGTATCATCTGCCAATGCTGGAAGAGCCGGATAAACATTAACAACCGCGATGGCATTGGCTGCCGCCGCCGCTGTATCTTCAGTTACAACATAATTCTTACCGCTGATAGTCAGTACATCACCTTTGACAAGCTTACCAGTCACAGAAACACCGTCAATGGCCAACTGAGTGGCACCTGCATCGACTGCACCATTTACTTTTACAGTAGTGAATGCAGTTATTCCTGTCGCATGAGACTTCACTTCCTGTGACATATAGTTGTCTAAACCGAAAATCCTACCGATAGAACCCTCTCTTAACGCTTGAGTGCTTCCGGATTTTTCAGCATTAACGATAGCTTCGATAGTTGTAAACTTGGCATCAGCTTCGGTATCCCACACAGCTCTTCTACCAAATACAGGTACCTTGTTCGCGTTCAGCACTTTTCTAACATCAGCAAGGTCAGTCAAAGCACCTGGAGTCGTTCCAGCTGCACCAGAGGTGTAAGGGATATCCTTATAAAGGAACAATCCGTCAGAATTGATCTTTTGTGCTAAGGCAACGGCAGCAGGTTCAAGAAACAACCTGTTCAGATCAGCTACATTGGTTGCCCTTTGAACCGCTCCGAATTCAACATCAACGGTTGCCAGCTTATCCAAAGTAACTTCTACAGATCTCTCTTTAACATCCTGCGCGGAGGTGCCAATAGCTTCATCAAAATCTTTTGCTTCCAAGATCACAGGCTTCTTGACTTGGATGGTTGCTCCAAGACCATTGACGTAAGTATCCGAGTAGTCCTTGTGGATAAGATTCGGGAATACAAGGTTCTCAATAAGTCTTGGAAGAATCTGTCTTGCGATATTCTTAATTGTGATAAATTCATTTCCCATAGGTAATTCTCCTTTTATTTTTTATCGTTGCTTTGCATTGCTTTGTAATATTCTTCGTCAGTCATTTTGTCATAATCAACATTGTTACCAGGCTTATGGAAGGATCCACTGTTTAATTTAACATTCGTTTTGTCATTACCGTCTTGACCGGGGTCTTCGTTAAACAGATAAGCCTCATCGGTTTTCAATTTTTCAAGCTGTTCTTTCAGACCTATAATCGTTCCGTCTGCATTCTTAAGGCTATCCATATTCAGCAATGCCTTCACTGTCTTTGGATTCCTCGCGCCGGCTTTTTGCAGTTCGGTTTCAAGATTGTGATCGAATTGAAGCTTTTCAATTTGCTTCCTTGCCTCTACCTCTGCCTGCTCAGCTTTAGCTTTGTAATCATCTGCTGCCTTCTTGATGCCTTCAATGTCCATTCCCTTAAATGATTCGATTTGCTTGTTCGCTTCCACAAGCTGTGCCTTAAGTCCATCAAGTTCAGCACTTTTGGTTGTTACCTTTGCTTTCTCAGCCTCGATGTCTTTTCCGTTTTCTGACATTATCTTGTCGATTACTTCTTTGTCGAGTTTTAATTCTTCCAGTAATTCTCTTTTCATTTCTTCTCCTGCAACTACGTTTTTTTACGAGGTCACACCTCTGTTGCCCTGACTTTTTACGCCTTCAGGTAGGCGAATTTTAATAAAAAATAAGCCTGTTTAACGTCTATTGCTTAAAGACACATAAAAAATACCTGTTAATTTAATTACACAACTTTCTGACCTTCACTCCGTCCAAACCCAGCAGCTTGCAATCTCCCAGTCTGCCTCTTTAGACCTGTCTGTCTGAGAAAATCATCATGTGTATTGTTCCAGCGTGTCATTTTAGCTGAAGCTTCAGCAGTTGGCAATCCGGCTGCATCCATTCCACTGTAATCTCTCTTCCACCGCCTGATCTGACTTTCTATATAACGCTGCTTCTGAGATGCTTCGTATTCAGTCATCTTCTTGCCATTATATTCATATTTCTCTTCCTGCATATCCTTTAGTTCCTTGTTGGTGTATGCTTTTTGTGATATCCCCTCAAAAAACGGATAGAAATTGTGCCTGCAGTTCCAACCTCCAAGTCCGGAACCACTGCCAAAACCTGTCACTTCTCTGAAGTTAGGATACTTAGGATTATTTCCGCTTCTACTGAATATTTTACCCTGCCATACCGCATGAGAAGGCCTTGCCCCGTCATGAGCAGAAGTCTCCACCAAATCACAACCCATCTCATCAGCTCTTGCTTCTTGAAGCTTTAATGCAGTCTGGTTAACGCCTGTAAGTGCTGCTCTTCTTACAACTGACTCCAAATAACCTATCCTGCCACTTGGATACTCTATGGATGCTATGCCATTTTCACTTAGACTTTTCACAGCCCCTCTTATTGCAGTTTCATAATCAAAGGCACCAGATGTTATTTGCATATATGCCCTATCCAGTGCTCTTTCAAACTGTTTAGTCGTTGTGCTTGCAGTTGTCCTGGTCAAATTTTCAAACAATCCATTTGAATTTGTGATGCCAGCATTTAGCACAGATATCAGTGCCGGTGATTGACTTATGGTTTTTGGGTTTAATCCAGCCAATTTATAGATTCCATCATCAACTTTGATAGTTTCATAACCCGCTTCCTTCATCAGCTGCTCTATCTCTCTTTTCCTTTTACCGGTGAGACTCTCCATCTTTTTCAGTATTTCTTCATGGACGTTTCCCATCTCCAGAGCCTTCTTATATTGAAATTCAGCTGAAGGAATAAAATAGTTATATCTTGCCAGTCGCCTTGAAATATCAGCTATGATGTCCGATTCCAATTTCCCATACAGCCTGACAAGATTGTCCGGATATTGATCCAATTGTTCTGGTGTAAGCAACGGCTTCACCCCCTATAATGACATTTCCCGTCAAGCCAGGCTCCGCAATTCTCCTTCTGGCACGCCATACACTGCGCTATGTTGTTTTCGATGTAGTCATGACCTATCTCTTCCAATTCATCGTTAAAAATCATTTCTGTATGCCTTACAATTTTTCTGTTGACTACGTATGGACAGATCATCGTTTGCCTCCAAACCCCATGTATTCATCATCAGACAAATCAGACTCAACCTTCTTTTTAGCAGTGGCTTCATCTTCGCCATACCATTTCATGCGATACTCATACTTCATGAGCAAACCGTCACGAACTTCCTGCTGATCTCTCAGTCTTTCCGACTCCTTATCGATGATGAAACTGTCATCAAACATGATATTGACTTCCGCATCAGGATTGACAGACTGTCCAAGTATCTCTTTCCCAACCCACAAAACAGCTTTAACAAGATCTTGTAAGGCTTGTTCGATAATAATGTAGTGTTTGCTTGCATTCTGCATCAGCTCTTGCTTATCCCCCGAGTATTGAGTCGCTGTGACGATGCTACCGGCATTGAATTGATAATGCTTTGTTCCCAGACCACATTTGAAGCTGAGGTAATCAAGCTGTCCCTGGATGCCATCTTTATTCTCCTGCACCCTTAAAAGAGGATTGTACTCATATATCAGCTTATCCTTATCCAGCACCTCATCACCAAACTGAACAAAGAGCTGCTGAGCGACATCATCCGGCGTGATCAGAAATCCTTCAGAATCTCTTCTGGTCAAACTGTCATTCATAAAGACCTTTTTACCACCAAGCTTGAAGTCTCTGCAGAAGTTATTAAATGCTAGATCAACACCCTTCAAGTTGTCAATTGCATCTGCAAACACACTGATACCCAAGCCTATGCTCTCATCTATGTTATTAACAATATTGGGCGTAATCACAGCAAACAAAGGTATATCTGTACCTGTGCTGTAAGAGGGAACGATACCAGGTGGAAGCTCTACTAGCTTAAGCACACCCTCATCATTTTCGAGATAAATATTTGTTATCTGGTATCCTGATGGTTCCTTCACATGGGTTTCCAAGTAGATGAATTTCTTGCCCTTGACTAAAACCTCACTGACAAAGGCCACATCCACTATCCTTCCTTGCTGGACGGTCAAAGGGATAATGTTTTGAGCCGATAGGTATTCAAAGACAATCTTTGTTTCAGGATCCTTCTTAACTTCATCCTCATTGACAGACATTCCCATCATTCTTAGAACAATTGCCCCTGTTCCTGAATAAAATGCCTTTTCAACAAGTGCATTTGCCTTCTGCCAGAATTGATTTTCTCCCAACACACCACCCGTCTGATTATCTCCCTGGAAAAACAGATTGCTTTGTTTATCTTCAACAACAATCTCTGTCCTTTCATTCAATAGGATGGATGCCCAATCCTCACAGACCTTTTTGCCCATCTTAAGAGTATACATATCCCGCTCTATTATTTTTGTTCCGGATACCTCCCTGAAATGGTGAAACGGCTTATAGTACCCTTTCCACCACTGCCCCCATTCCTTTATGTACTGATAGTAGGCACTCGAAACATTATACCCATGTGTTTTGTTCAAATATTCAATAACCTGTTTTATCTCCAAAATATCACCTCGGCACTAATTTATTTATGAATCTTTCCCAACTGTATTCAAAGGCATCCAGTATATCGATGTCAGTGGTGAAATCATCAAGTCTGATGTCTTTGCCCTGATCCGCTGCTTTCGCATCCCACAAAGCAGTCTGCAATCCATCAATGACCAGCTTGCACCGTCTATGGATGAACAACCGGTTCAGATTCAGCAAGGTATTGGCACAATAGATCCTTTGCACAATCTCATTCTTTGCAGAATCACCTATCTTAATTGTCAATCCTGCTTTTAAACAGGCTTTTTTTAAGCCATTGATCATGTACTGAGCTTCACTGTCTGCGAATCCGTATTGTATGTAGACACCTGGATACAAGCTCTGCAAATCTTTTACAAATGCAATGAATTCAGCATTAACCCTGTCACTGTCAATATCGCCTTTGCTACCGGTTATGTGATGATCTTTCAGGACAGTCAACTTCTTGAAGTTTCTGTGCACGGCTGTAGCCACAAAAGTTGTCAAGGATCTGTTGCCCCCAAAGTCAACGCCTATGGCTATAAAGTCAATATCCTTTTCTACCTCATCCACAATCCATTTTTCGGGACTATTAGCAAACTGAGCATAAATAACACCCTCAGCAGCTATCCATAGACCTAATATGAAACGTTTAAAAAAGACACCTGAAAACATATTTTGGTATCTTTCTTTTATCCTCTCAGATAGACTCAAATTATCATCCATTGTGAAATGGATATAAATCATATTCTTTTCTAATACCTTATCAATCCAGTTTAATTTAAACCAGTGCTTGGGATTATCTGGATTGCAGTTAAACCAAAACTTGCTACCTTCTACGGAGCAACGCCCTACTGCCTGGTTAACAAAGCTTTCAGGCATCAACGCAACTTCATCAAAGAATACACCAGCTAAAGTAATTCCTTGAATTAAATCCTGTGAACGTTCATCCTTTCCGCCAAACACATAAAAGTAATTAGTTACATTGCCTTTTCTAACTTCAACCAGGTTATCGGCTCTATGATCCTTTACCTTATATCCCCTGGACCATAGCATCAACTTTAACCAAAACAAAACGTTTCGTCTAAATGAGCCTATAGTTTTTCCACACATGCCAAGGTTTTGTTGTGTAAATGTCTCCATTGCCCATATAACGAATGATAATGACATTGACAGCGTCTTGCCGGAACGAATAGCACCGTCTGCAATTATTCCGTCCTTATCCTTAACAGGAGAGTTAGGCATCCACCAAGTCAGTACCTTAAGCTGTTTGATGGAAAAAGGTTTGAAGTTGAATACAGCTTTTCTTATTCTTGCCATATTTCATCAACCTTTCCCTTTAATGCATTGATAAAACCATCGTTCTCAGCTATATCCTCTTCAATGTCCGTTATTTTTGAAATTTCGGCATTCAATTTGCTTATTCTAGCCCTGGTCTCTTCATCGACAAGCCCATACCTGTCAAGCTCCATGAAGTTCTTAATCATCTGATTAAAGGTTGTCATTGATCTGGACATGGAGTTGAGAGCTGCATTTTGCTTTTCCCAGGCAAATTGAAGATTATACTCTTCTTCCCAGCTGCTGCTCTTTTCACCGTCCATTCTTTTTTCTCTTTTGAGCTCTTTAGTCATGTCATTAATATCTTTGACGTAGATCTTTTTCTGTGCAGCGACGATGTTAGCATACAAGATATGTATCTGATCAACAAGCATATCCACTGGGGACCTTTCCTGGAGCTCCTCAACGATATCATTCAGTTCAGTTGGAAGATATTTTGAAAATAGACCATGCTTCCTAGCATTTTGGTTCTTTGACGGCGCGCCGTGTCCGGCTGAGTTTTGATTGCCAAAAGGTGCACCCTTTTTTAATTTGGAGTGCACCCCTTTCGATTTAAGAGTGCACCCTTTTTTGCTTTGAGGTGCACTCTTTTTTGAAGTGATCTTGTTTAGTTTTTTCTGGACGTCTTTCTTTTCATCAGCCCAGCCGTATCTTTTTATCCATGACTTTAGTGTGTTGATTTTTGTATCATACTTTTGTGCAATATCCTCAAGCTTTAACCCTTTAAGATAATCAATCTTTGCTTTCGTTTTTAGATCCTCACCCAAGTCACCACCTGCTTAATTCTTAATTAACACCCACCCCTAACCCAACAGCCAGTTACAACAGCTGCTTAACACAAATAATCTTCGGAGGAAAGTAAAACTAAAGAGCAGCCCCCATGACCGGACTGCTCCCACATCATAAGTATACCACAGCTTTTTCGGAAATAAAAGGACACAAAAGTGACATGTTTTTCACTCTGCTATTTGCTCAATCTTAGTGATAGCAATGTCTCCATACAAACTTACTGCAATCTTGTTCAAAGCAAAGTTTTTCAATCTCTTGCAATGCCTTTCAGATACTTTAATGTCATAAGCTATCATATACCAAGGTTGACTTCTGAAATATCGTTCCTCGATAATCTTCTTTTCAAGACTTGTCAGTTCCCTGATAGCCCTGTCTATCCTGATTATTTTTTTCTGTGTACTCTCCAGCCTTCTTGTAAGCTCTTTTTCATTTAAAGCATTATCTATGGCCACATCACCTAAGATATTGCTTATCTTGTATGTTTTTGATGTCCTAATGCCATCATAGCACATGGCACCTACTCCGTCTTTGTGATTGTCCTTCATGAAAGCAAGCTCTTCTTTCATTGACAGAACACTTATTCTAAAACTGTTATAGTTGTATAATAGCGCTTCAGTAGATTTATAATAGCTGTCCAATACCTTGATCTTCATCCAATACCTCCCTAAAGAAAAGCCCAGGAATTATTCTTCCTGGACTTCTCGAGCCTCTCTACCATATTTGTTTAGTTTTTTGCATCTGGTGCACAATAGTTCTATATAGCCTATCTCCTGATCGGTATCCACCCTCCCAAGTAGCTTATTACAATTCTTGCATCTCAGTTCCTGCATCATTGCCTCCTACATTATCACTCCGTCTTATTCCCATCAGTCCCAATGCTTTTGATGCTGGCAACCTTCTAACAATAGCGATCACCAATGCATACCAGTTTTCTTTGAATGTCATTATTTTCTCCAGCTCTGTCATGGCCTACTCCAGTTCTTCCCGGGTAAAGCACTCAGCTATACCCAAAAGCCAATAAAGCTTATACATTCCAAAATCTGTGATGTCTGTTATTTCCCTGGTGACCAGCTGTCCTTGATAATTTACCGTT